ATGTCTTCCAGAGTTTTGACCCCGGACGTCGTTGGTATTGACGCCCTGGTACACGATCACCAAACCGTTCTGGCAAAAGCTGAAGGCGGTGTGGTTGCCGTATTTGCTAACAATGCCCCGGCGTTTTATGCCATCACGCCTGCACGCCTGGCTGAACTGCTGGCGCTGGAAGAAAAGCTGGCGCGTCCGGGAAGTGACGTGGCCCTGGACGATCAACTCTATCAGGAACCGCAAACCGCTCCCGTTGCCGTACCCATGGGGAAATTTGCCATGTATCCGGACTGGCAACCCGATGCCGACTTTATCCGCCTGGCGGCGCTATGGGGCGTGGCACTAAGAGAGCCGGTGACCGCCGAAGAACTGGCGTCATTCATTGCCTACTGGCAGGCGGAAGGCAAAGTCTTTCACCATGTGCAGTGGCAACAAAAACTGGCGCGCAGCCTGCAAATCGGTCGTGCCAGCAACGGCGGACTGCCGAAACGAGATGTGAATACGGTCAGTGAACCTGACAGCCAAATTCCACCAGGATTCAGAGGGTAACGATGAAAAACGTTGGCGACCTGATGCAACGCCTGCAAAAAATGATGCCTGCCCATATCAAACCTGCGTTCAAAACGGGTGAAGAATTACTGGCCTGGCAGAAAGAACAAGGGGCGATCCGCTCCGCCGCTCTCGAACGTGAAAATCGGGCGATGAAAATGCAGCGCACCTTTAACCGCTCCGGTATTCGTCCACTGCATCAGAACTGCTCCTTTGAGAACTATCGCGTTGAGTGTGAAGGGCAGATGAATGCGTTAAGCAAAGCGCGCCAGTATGTCGAAGAGTTTGACGGCAACATCGCCAGCTTCATCTTTTCTGGCAAGCCAGGAACCGGCAAAAACCATCTGGCGGCGGCAATCTGCAACGAGCTGCTGCTACGCGGTAAATCCGTATTGATCATCACCGTGGCCGATATTATGTCGGCGATGAAAGATACCTTCAGGAATAGCGGTACCAGCGAAGAACAACTGCTTAACGATCTGAGTAACGTTGATCTGCTGGTGATCGATGAGATCGGCGTGCAGACCGAATCGAAATACGAAAAAGTGATCATCAACCAGATCGTCGATCGCCGCTCTTCTTCCAAACGCCCAACCGGGATGCTGACCAACAGTAATATGGAAGAGATGACCAAGTTGCTGGGCGAACGCGTGATGGACCGTATGCGCCTGGGTAACAGTTTGTGGGTGATCTTCAACTGGGATAGCTACCGTAGCCGTGTAACAGGTAAAGAGTATTAATCCCCGTTTCTGGCGGTATACTGCGACACAATTCAACCTTGAGTAATGATGATGAAAACTATTAAACATCTTCTGTGCTGTGCCATTGCCGCCAGCGCATTAATTTCCACCGGGGTGCATGCTGCGTCCTGGAAAGATGCGCTCTCCAGCGCCGCCAGCGAACTTGGCAACCAAAACAACACGACACAGGAAGGCGGTTGGTCGCTCGCGTCATTAACTAACTTGCTTAGCAGCGGGAACCAGGCCTTAAGCGCAGATAACATGAACAACGCCGCAGGCATTCTGCAATACTGTGCGAAGCAAAAGCTGGCTTCGGTAACCGATGCCGAAAACATCAAGAATCAGGTACTGGAAAAACTGGGCCTGAACAGTGAAGAGCAAAAAGAAGACACCAACTATCTGGATGGCATTCAGGGTTTGCTGAAAACCAAAGATGGTCAGCAACTCAATCTGGATAATATTGGAACGACTCCGCTGGCAGAAAAGGTGAAAACCAAAGCCTGCGATCTAGTATTAAAGCAGGGGCTGAACTTCATTTCCTGAACCGCGAAACGCCGCGTTTTAGCTGTTACCCGGCTGACGCGGCTCTCTCCTGCCCTTTTCCCTGCTCCTGGACGGTTTTACCCCTGTTACACGGGAAGCGACCGCGATCAAAAAAGTCTGTTTATAAACTAATTCCTAACAACGTCGCATTTTTTTGACACTAGAATTGCAGCAATATGGCGACGCCATTACATTGTGCTTCTCAAAAAGCTTAAACGTTGGCTAAACGGCCCGGTTTAGTGAGGATCGCCCGTTGTCAGAACTACTCTCTTTCGCCCTTTTTCTCGCCTCTGTGCTGATTTACGCATGGAAAGCGGGACGTAACACCTGGTGGTTTGCAGCCACGTTAACGGTGCTGGGGCTATTTGTCGTTTTAAATATCACCCTGTTTGCCAGCGACTATTTTACTGGCGATGGTATTAACGACGCGGTTCTCTATACCTTAACCAACAGCCTGACCGGTGCTGGCGTCAGCAAATACATCCTGCCGGGTATCGGCATTGTGCTGGGGCTGACGGCGGTGTTCGGTGCGCTGGGCTGGATCCTGCGCCGTCGTCGCCATCATCCGCACCATTTTGGTTACAGCCTGCTGGCACTCTTACTGGCGCTGGGTTCAGTGGATGCCAGCCCGGCATTTCGTCAGATAACGGAACTGGTGAAATCCCAGTCACGCGACGGCGACCCGGACTTTGCGGCTTATTATAAAGAGCCGTCGAGAACTATCCCTGACCCGAAACTCAACCTGGTTTATATCTACGGCGAAAGTCTCGAGCGGACCTATTTTGATAACGAGGCTTTCCCGGATCTCACGCCTGAACTGGGCGCGTTGAAAAATGAAGGCCTGGATTTCAGCCACACGCAGCAACTGCCGGGAACGGATTACACGATTGCGGGCATGGTAGCTTCTCAGTGCGGCATACCGCTGTTTGCCCCATTTGAAGGCAACGCCTCCGCCTCTGTCTCCAGCTTCTTCCCGCAGAACATCTGTCTGGGCGATATTCTGAAAAACTCGGGTTATCAGAACTATTTCGTGCAGGGCGCGAATCTGCGTTTTGCCGGTAAAGATGTGTTCCTGAAATCGCACGGCTTCGACCACTTATACGGCTCAGAAGAGCTGAAAAGCGTGGTGGCCGACCCGCACTATCGCAACGACTGGGGATTCTACGACGATACCGTTCTCGATGAAGCGTGGAAAAAATTTGAAGAGCTTTCCCGCTCAGGTCAGCGATTCTCACTGTTTACCCTGACAGTCGATACCCATCACCCGGATGGTTTTATCTCGCGCACCTGTAACCGCAAAAAATATGATTTTGACGGTAAGCCGAATCAGTCATTCAGCGCGGTAAGTTGCAGCCAGGAGAATATTGCGACGTTTATCAACAAAATCAAAGCGTCACCGTGGTTTAAAGATACCGTCATCGTCGTCTCTTCTGACCATTTAGCGATGAACAATACGGCGTGGAAATACCTTAATAAGCAGGATCGCAATAACCTGTTTTTTGTCATCCGTGGCGACAAGCCGCAGCAAGAGACGCTGGCAGTGAAGCGTAATACGATGGATAACGGCGCGACGGTGCTGGACATTCTCGGTGGCGATAACTATCTCGGACTTGGCCGTAGCAGTTTATCCGGGCAGTCAATGTCGGAAATCTTCCTCAATATCAAAGAGAAAACATTGGCGTGGAAGCCGGATATCATCCGCCTGTGGAAATTCCCTAAAGAGATGAAAGAGTTCACCATCGACCAGCAGAAAAACATGATTGCCTTCTCAGGTAGCCATTTCCGTTTGCCGCTGCTGTTGCGGGTTTCAGACAAACGCGTGGAACCGCTGCCGGAAAGCGAATACTCAGCACCGCTGCGTTTCCAGCTGGCAGATTTCGCTCCACGCGACAATTTCGTCTGGGTTGACCGTTGCTACAAGATGGCACAACTCTGGGCTCCGGAACTGGCACTCTCCACCGACTGGTGTGTCTCGCAAGGGCAGCTTGGCGGTCAGCAAATTGTTCAGCATGTTGACAAAGCAATATGGAAGGGCAAAACGGCATTTAAAGATACGGTCATCGACATGGCGCGTTACAAAGGCAATGTCGATACGCTAAAGATTGTTGATAACGATATTCGCTACAAAGCCGACAGTTTCATCTTTAACGTCGCTGGTGCGCCAGAAGAGGTGAAACAGTTTAGCGGGATTTCTCGTCCAGAGTCGTGGGGCCGCTGGTCCAACGCACAGCTGGGCGATGAAGTAAAAATCGAGTACAAGCATCCGCTGCCGAAGAAATTTGACCTGGTGATTACCGCCAAAGCATACGGCAATAACGCCAGCCGTCCTATTCCGGTACGCGTAGGCAATGAAGAACAAACCCTTGTGCTGGGCAATGAAGTGACCACCACCACACTGCATTTCGATAACCCAACCGATGCCGACACACTGGTAATTGTGCCGCCGGAACCTGTCTCAACCAACGAAGGGAATATCCTCGGGCACTCGCCGCGTAAGCTCGGGATCGGCATGGTGGAAATTAAAGTGGTAGAACGTGAAGGGTAATTCCTGACTGATGTGTAGGTCGCATAAGGTGCGTAAAGCGCGCAAAATTATTCAAGATATTTTTGAAAATCATTCAAGATAGGCTATCGCGTGTGATAGCAAAAACATTCAAGATAAAAATGCTTGATTATTAAGCAATCAGGAATGGGAGTATTAAGTTTCGTGCTTCCAGTAAAACCAGAGAGTATTGAAATAGCTATCACCTAACTTTATCAGGCGATAGCTGGTAGATGATGTGATTACAGGTTGACTACTGCTTTATTTACCAGCCTTCTCGGACTGAAGATTTTCGGTGTTAGTCCAAAGATCGTAAAGATTGCCTTTCACATAAACTTTGACATGCGCAACCCCACTGGTCCACCCCATAGAAACCACTTTATCAACTTTTAGCCCCTTTTTAGGCATAAAGCATGATGTTTTAAAGATCTCTTCAAATGCTTCTTGATCTTCGTGTTGCAAAATTGAACTTAATCGCTCGAATTCATTAGCAGATATGCATGCTGGATACTTACCGCTTAAGGTAACAACTGCTATTGCCTGATTAGCAGAAAGAACACCAAAGCAAAGTAGTACTGCTGTGAGTATTTTTTTCATATGCACCTTACCATCGTTTTGACTTTAAAACTCACCCCATAAAATGACCAAATAATGCACTGCCACTTGGTCATTTTAAACTCACGGGAACAATTTTATGCCATGAGGGGCTGTTTTTCAGCAGGAACAAATAGGTTATTTGATACCAGTCAGAATTGATTTTGGATATGGTTGGATCCTGAATAGCTTAGTATTTAGCCGCTTCCTTGCTCGCTTGTTCAGGAATCTGATGTAGCGATACTGATTAAATTTGTGCACCACGGCACGCTCTTTATTAGCCCGTAAATACACGCCTCGTTGTCCACCTCGCTTAATCGCGTTCATCGTTATCTCGTGATACCACTCACCATCCAGCTCGTAGAACGTGCTTTCATGGCTGCCAATAAAATCAAAATTCGACGCCTGATACACAACGCCTGCGCGTCCGCAGCGTTCGTCAGCAAAGGACTGAACCCACTCCACTGACGGATACAGTAATCTGATAACTTTCAGCGCGTAGCTGATGGCCCGTGATTCAGAGTTGCGGGGCATGTCGTCGTGTAGCCACATGCGATTCAACTCCATATAGCCCCGGTTATCCGTTTCAAGCACGACACGACGACCTGAGTTGGGGTTAAGGGCATATCCCCACTGGAGAACGCCAACCAGATCGCGTCCGCTGAATACTCCCAGGTGGAGGTAAGAGTTATTCACAAAACGGCGGGAATAGTGCTTTGTCTGAATAATTGTGCGGGCCAGCCAGCAGGATATGGTTTCAACGCGCAGCTCCTTTGAACCATAGCCAACAATCTGGCCTTCATACTCAATAACGCACGGTTTCGTCAGAATGCGTGATTTCTTCTCTTTTCCCACAATGTTTCTCCGTGGGATGCTCGCAGGCATTCAGCATTATGATGTGACGTTTACAACGCGGACACCTGATTTCAATGTGATCAAAGGAATCCGCCTTAAATAACAGTTTGTTGCAGTTTTTACAGCGAATTGATTTCATCTCACCTCCTTTGCATCAATTCGCCACTATCTTAAAAAACATCATGGGTTGAGTGTGGTTATTGGGGCATAATCGATCTGTATTACCGATCGATTTGATTGATTCGATCGTCGTTTTCTATATGCGTTCGTTTCGCGGGGTGTTTTTTATACAGAGTTGACAGGGCCACATCGTAGATCAATGCAACCTGCTTGCGGGGGATTCCTTGTGCTAATAAACGCCCGGCCTGCTCCCATTCCGCTTTGGTTAGTTTAGGTGGTCGCCCACCAATACGGCCTTTATTTCTGGCGGCAGCAAGTCCTGCCATCGTTCGCTCGATGATTAGTTCTCGTTCCATCTCAGCCAGGGCACCCATAACGTGGAAGAAAAAACGCCCCATTGGAGATGACGTATCAATACTGTCAGTAAGACTGCGAAAATTAATCCCTCGCTCTCGTAATTCCCCTACGAGAGAAATCAAATGTTTCATGCTTCGCCCGAGGCGATCCAGTTTCCAGACAACCAGTGTGTCACCTTTTTGAAGGCGCTTTAAAGCGCGTTTTAATCCAGGTCTGTCTGTCCTTGTTCCGCTTAATTTATCTTCAAATATTTGTTCACATCCTGCACAAACAAGAGCGTTTCGTTGCAGGTCTGTATTCTGGTCATTTGTTGATACCCTTACATAGCCAATCAGCACTCTGGATCTCCCGTTTAAAAGCGCAAATCATGCCATGCAGGCCGGAAACAGCCATTATCTAAAACCTCGGTTTACAGGAAACGGTAAACAGGGCTGGTAACGCCGTTCAGCGTTCAGGCGATAAAATGACCGGAGAACTGAAAATTGACGCGATAAATGCGCTGCGAATTTTCAATAATGCCTTCGGTCTTATTTTCCGTCGTTCAGAAGATTTTCTTCATTTCATTCCGACGGCTGAAGGACAGGGCGAAAACGGTGATATCGGCCCATTAAGGCCATTCGCTATAAACTTAAGAACAGGTGCTATATCAGCC